TTGTTTACTTTCACCACATCGACACTCATTATACTTCTTTGTAATAATTTCTTTATAACAGTGAGAATGTTTACCCAAATAATATTCAAGCTAAAGATTATGAATTAAATTGTTATCCTTTTGTATAATTTTTTTCTTCGTATATTGTAAAATGAACACACCCAAAACTCTCAAGAGACAACTTGCCATCGAAACACGAAATTTAAAAAAAGCAGTCAACGCGGCTAATGTATATGCTAATAACATTAATAACTTACAGGGTAGAATGTCGAATTACATGACTGCTGCCAAGAAAGCTGCTACGCGTAAAATTAAGAAACCCTGCAAGTCTAAGGGATATGGTATGGGTAGGAGAGGTAAATGCTAACGCAAATCCGCATCCGCCGTATAATACGTTTTTCCCTTAGTCGCAAAACTATGAACCCTCGCATAGGCCCATGCCTGTGGAGAAGCTCCCGGACGATGCCCGGTTCTCCACGCGGCAAGACCCCTATTGTACACGGTCTTTAGGGTCCGTAAAGGAATGTGAGTAACCTTAGAAATTTCAGGGAGAGATTTGGCTCCTGGATACATTTTTCTAAACTTTTGGGTGTAGGATGAAGTTTTGGTTTTTTGTCCCTTGTCTGTTTTAAAGTCCCTATAGTCCTTTTTGAGCATCTTGGTGTAACGTGTCTCGACTTCCCCCGGGGTCCTGAGACCCCTGAAATATTTGAGGGGGGCGTATATTTTTCCCTTGGTGTTACGAAGTTCACGGACCTTCTTAGTAATCTGAGCATCCGTGAGGGGCATAATTATTACCTAAGTGCTAGAAAATAAAATGATATGTAAGTCTCAAAAATGTCTACCATTTCCGAACTCAACATCGAATTAAATCAGCTCAAGCTTCGTATTCTCGAACTTGAGAATGATAATAACATACTCCGTAAAAAAGTTCATAAAATGTTACCTGTATACAAAGAATATATGACAAAACATTTTTCAAGAAAATTATTACAGATAAGAAAAATATGGAATGATTCAAAGTTTAGAGGGCATTCTAAAGTTTTCAAATAATTGTTTGGTTCCCTGTTTTTTTAGAGTTATACCATCTTTGTAATTCTGAAAAAGAATCATACATAGGGCATCCGCTATATCATGTTTTCGAGTGAGTTGATCATAATTTTGAAAATTATTTATATACTTTGAAGCTATCAACTCTGTACGCTCTTTGCGTTGTTCATATGTGAGATGACCTATACCAAAATGTTTATGCATAGATAAAGGACTTATCAAAATGGCTTTATGTCTAAATATGTAATGTAGTAATACTTCTATACTACTAAATCCACCGGGTGGTTGGCGTTCTATGAGTATTTTATCCGCGTCACAAAAAACATGGGAGTATTCAGTTACAAATGCATGTATCATGTCCGATAATTCGGGTGTTTGCCTGTTTTTAAAGCGAGTGAGATCTACTTTTGCTACGAATGTAACTTCCACATGGGGACCCGTACATTTCGTGAGTGCTAATCCGATGTTATAATAACCGATATCTATACCCAGATATTTCATTAATATAATATTCCCTTTTTTCTCTAATTACAACCTGCTTAAAATTATAAATATTTATATAAATAAAATGAGTCTTCGCATTATCATGGGAAATATGTTTTCTGGTAAAACGTCTGAAATGATCAGACGCCTAAAGAGGTATAGGGCTATAGGTAAGGATGTTCTAGTCATAAACTCACAAAAAGACACACGGTCTACAGAAGAGGTATTGAGAACCCATGATAATGTTACTTTCAGATGTATTAAAACAAATAATTTACACGAAGTGTCGATTGGTGAAGCTGAAATAATAGCCGTCGATGAAGCTCAATTTTTCTCGGGGTTGAAAACATTTGTAGAGAAGGTTTTGGACCACGGTAAGATCATCATACTGGCAGGATTAGATGGTGATTATAAACAAAGAAAGTTTGGGGAACTATTGGATTGTATACCCTTAGCAGACGAAGTAGTTAAATTGACTGCTATGTGTATGGACTGTCTCGATGGTACACAAGGTCCGTTTACTAAACGCGTTGTACAATCGGATGTTCTAGAGCTAGTGGGTGGTAATGACATGTATAAGGCTGTTTGTAGGAAACATCTCTCATGATATATATAATACACTAAAAATCATGATAAAAAACAACGATACATTATACAGATGATTACTATCGTTAGAAATATCTTCACTAATCGTACTTCTGTATATTTTTCTACCTAATATAACTGGAATAATTAAGTAAAATGGTATGTTAAGCATATATAATAAGAGTACAATTAGACCATAACCGTTTATTAGTCCATTAGTACTATTATATATATAATCGTGTATATATTGAAGATATATATATCTAAAAATTGATATAAGAGTGGCGATCTTAAGTTCTGATATACCCCAATTTCGCATTTTCGTAATGCTTTAGTATACTTTCTACAGATATAAAAAAGGTTTGGTATCATCAATTATTTTGTATACGCTATTAAAATGTCCGATGCACCCACCACCCTGGAAATAATTTTTTTTATTAAAATTTTTTAATATGGTTTCCCGCTTTTCCGAATCGATTTTTTTACCGGTTTTAATAACCATTATTTCACCTGTATCCCAATCCTTATGGATGTATTTTAATTTTGCTAATCTAGGTATACCGTATGTAATGTCTTTAGTAATGTTATCATATTTTGGAAAATCGGGGTATCTACATTCGACGAAATGTGTGTCATCTATCACAACGGCGTAATGTTTAACGGGTATATTAGTATGTAATGTCAATATACCATCCCAGTAAACATATTCAGGTATATCTTCTGATACATGTGAAAAGAAAACAAGAATATCCCCACCTTCTGGTTTGTATGATGGTAAAGGTTTTGTTAAAAATCTAAATAATTTCACTTGGAAAAGAGTTACGAGTAATATACTTACAACAGACGTATGTAAAGGGTATAACAGTAGTATTATAATAAATACTATTGTAAATACAAATGAATGTGACTTAACATCGGTGATGATATAATTATCAAACTTTCTTTTATCAAAAAAAAAACATTTATTATTATTAAATGATATATTTAATTATAATATATATAATTATTTCATTTTATGAATGGTTTTTACATCGTCATATAATGCACGGTAACCCAGCCACCCTTTCAAAAATACCATTACTGGGTACATATCTAGCAAAAACAGCAGAGGAACATATAGAACATCATAAACATGTAAATATTGACATGACACTAAAAGATCAAAAGTGCAATAAAGGTGTCTATTTTACTTGGAGTGTCACCTTGATATTCGCAGTAATAATGTTGATGAATACACGTAGATACATTCCTATTTCAATCCTAGCAATGTGTATGCACAATATTTTATGGAATAATTGGCACACAAAATTTCATGATTATAAACATCCAGTAAGTATTAAAGAAGGTCTCCCAACGATTGGGATGTTACCAACTGGTTTCATATACAATCAGTTATGGAAGTATCATACTGTGCATCATTCACAAAAGGGTGAAAAATATAATTTCAACATCATATTCCCATTGTTTGATCATATTTTCGGTACATACAAGGGTGATGTATGTATAGATAATATGGAATACTGTAAAAAGAACCACATTGACGATAGATGTTATCAACGACAGTATTATTGTTACAGTGATTCTGATATTCTGAGTTAGATCAGAATGATTTTTCATCTTTTTCTAACTTTTCATGTCTTACACTATGTCTAATACTTAATTTAAAATACAAATCTTTTCTTACAGGGTTTTTCTCCGCGTGATATTTTTTACAGTAATGCATAGCTTTTTTCTGATGATAGTTCATTAACTGTACATGAGAGTATGGAATAGGTGTGGACATCTATTATATTAAATCTGGATTTTTATTTATTATATGAATATAAGTCACATAATAAACAAAAAGACGCCCCCAACTGGGTTCGAACCAGTGACCTACAGGTTAACAGCCTGTCGCTCTAACCAACTGAGCTATAGGGGCATGGTTGCTGGGAGTGGGGCTCGAACCCACGCGCATTGCTGCAGATGATCTTAAGTCATCCCCCTTAGACCACTCGGGCATCCCAGCGTGTCTCCTACGGGGCTCGAACCCGTGACCACTAGGTTAAAAGCCTAGCGCTCTACCGACTGAGCTAAGAAGACCTATATATATTTACTAGGATTATATTCTTTAAGCTTATATACATTTCTTGTTAGAATAAAAAATAAAAATAAATAAAAGTGGAATAAAAAAATATATTATGGGACGATAAAAAATAAAAATTACCAATAATATGAGAGAGATTAATATAAATTGAGTCGGAAAATAAGTTTTAAAATAATGTTTTATTTTTTCGTGTAAAGGATCCGACAACTTCCCACTTCCGGGAAATCCGTGGAAAATGGCCATATCATATTGTTTTGAAAATGTTTTATTTGCAAATATTAATTTATCTGTATCTATTTTTACATAATCATATTTTTTACATATACTATTAAAATTAATTTGATCATCCGTGCATTTTTTAGACAAGAGGTCTTCAAGAATAGGAATTATATATTTTACATATCCCATCCATAATCCCATGTTAGCCGTAACACCGTTTTTACATTTACGAAAATGATACTGAAGCAAGTTTTTTGCAATTGGTAATACATATGTATCTTCAGATACTAAAAAGCCACAATTCATTTTTTTAAATATTTCTTCAGCTTCTTTTGGACTTCTATTTATTTTGGTATCAAATCCATCTACACATACAACGATATCATCTGGATTCTTTGTTTTCATGTAATCTAAAACTCCGTTTATTTTAGTTAAAAAACTTTCCCATTTAACCCCCCATCCCAAAACTTTTACTGGGTATCCACTGTTTATCAATTCATCAAACATACCTTCTG